CCACGTCAGTGAATAAAATGAAAGTAAAATTACTACTGTATTGAGCATTTTAATTGCCAAAGTTAACTTTCATCCCTAACTACTTTTAACATACTATCGTAGCGGAGGGCGATTCTTTCGTCAGAAGCTCTATCAGGGGCCTCAAATAAATTATTTTCATGAATCCATTTCAATTTAACACACGCTAAAATAATTCCTCTTAACTGCGCTCTATCAATTACCACGCAACATACATATTGGTTTGGATCAATCTCTTTACCAAAAGATTTTTTATCCTTGGTTCCAAAAATCCAAGACTCTCCGTATTGCTGAGCCCACTTTATATCTTTTGATTTAACGGCGATTTTAATATCAGAGTTGGAATCAATTAAATCTTCTCTGTAAGACTTTTCTCTTTTATCATAAATCTGATAATCTGGCAAGGAAATCCCTGGATAATATGGGGAATAAGCGTTGTAGACAACTTCTTCGGCTAATTTTCCATTAATATTTTGCGCCCGGATGAGTTCTCGGTTAGTTTGGCCACGCTCGGCATACTTCTTTTCGTTCGTGGATGCAACATCATCCGCAAATTTTATGCATTGAGCAGCTTTTTCTCGACTTAATCGAAGCGCAAATTTTTCTGGTTTCATTAGCTCCTACAAGAATAACAAATTAAAGTTCCATCTGGCTGATTTGATTCAGCATATTGAAAAAAATTACGACATTTATTGCAATTCATCCCATCATCAGCGGTAGATTTACTAACAACTGGGGCGGAATAGTTAAGAACTACTGGGCTTGGTGTGGCAGAAAATGCCGAAGCAATGATCGCATCAATCTCATTAATCAATTCATCAACCGCGGCTTGGTCTTGTTGAGAAATACGATTTAACAAATCAGGATCTATTGTTACTTTGGACATAGGTTTCTGAGCTTTCAAGCCTCGACGAAAGGCTTTTGTTATTTGATTTCTAGTGAATCGAAGACGAGATGGCATACATATGCTATATCATACATATATTTTATTGGAATTGATTTCTCACACAAACATGCTGCAAAAGCCTTAACGTCGAGCCGCCACACCTATTAACGACTTCTTGAGCATAATTAGCGAGATATAATCTATATTTTGGAAAATGATTGAAAATCATTACAATCAAATTCTATTTTGAGATTTCCATAACAGATAGAGATTATATCTAAATTCCTGTGGAGTTTTATTTTTCAAAATTTCATTAGTAAATGCCGCCTGATCATTTTTAAAATCATCTATTGCAAGTTTTCTTTCAATTCTAATCTCAAAACAATTTATGCAGATCATGTCTTTTGGATGATCTGAATGCATTTTCCATAATTCATTTTTAACTCCAAAATAATCATTTGGATTCATTTTACGAAAACAGTCTTTGCATGTATTTGCAAACATATACTCATTTTTCATGAATTGTCATTATTTCTTTTTATCTTTTTCGAGATTATTTATTTTTAATTAAACAAACATTCCACAAGAAGCCTTTACATCGAAGCCAACACGCGGAATAATTTGAACTTTTCCACTGAATCTACTAGAAATGATCTCAATATTTCGGTTGATTACTTCCAGAGAACTTTCTTCACCCTGTGAAGGGGAGGCGGCGTTATATCTAACGAGATTAAATTCACAAATCAAACCTTGTTTTTCAACGGCATCACACACATTATTGATTTCTTCTATTGAATCATTCTGTCCAGCGATGAAAGCATAATGAATCTTAATAATTTTCTTCGAAAAATTCTGGTAATCCCTCAACATTGACAATGCCATATCGACTGGCATCGCTGCGGGCATCCATTTGTCACGCCATTCTTGATTGGTAGAGTACAGCGAATAGTAGATAGTTGGGTTAATATAACCAAAAATTTCTATCAGTGGCTTCTTGAGCGTGACTGGCATGATTGTAGAGATATTGAATTTAGCCGGGAGCCCCTCATCTCTTGCCACTTGACCTAGTTTTAGTAGTAACTCGTCGCCAGAATCCAATAGAATTTTATTGGCAAGTGGTTCTCCCCGCGCCATAAAGTTGTAATGCATGTATGTAGCAGGCTTCTTTTCTTGCCTATAGTGTTTAAATATTTGAATTGCTTGCGCCATGAAGTCATTATGACTGGAATCCACGAAGGAAGTTTGTCCTGTTGCCGTCAAATGGCAAAAAGTACAGCCACGATTGCAGCCAGTTTGGCTTGAAAGGTAAGCAATGAAGTAATCATCACACTTGCGGACGAAGCGCGACTCAATAAATCCAACCAATTGCTCTTCAATAAAATTCACAGAACGATCAATTTGAGAGTTAAGAACTTTGAGTTGCATTAAACCATCCCTAGAAAATCATCTTCTGATATCAGAGTTGTTCCAAACTTCCTGGCAGCAACGGCTTTTGATGAAGTTGAGTTGATATCATCGATGACAAGATACGAAAGTCCCTTGCCAACGGATGATTTCACCGCTCCTCCACCATTGACAACCATGTTTTCCAATACGGCACGCTTATTTTTCATCGAACCAGTGAAGGCAAACGTCTTTCCGGTGAAAGATCCAATGACCTTCGCCTTAATTTCCACCCCATTCTCAAGCAACTCATCAATAATTTTACGAGATTTCTTCAACCCCGATGCCAAAAACTCTGCTTTGATTGGACCAATACCCTTTACAGACTCAATTTGATCAGCCGTCAAAGCTAAAATCAAAGAAAGTTTATCATAACCCTCATCCATTAGCAATCTAATAGTAGATGAACCAATCATTTGGATTGATAATCCACCAATAAAGATGTCAAGCGGCACAGGATTCATCTTCCAAAGAGAATCATATACGTTCTTTGCAGACTTTTCGCCCATTCGATCGAGGTTCGCCAGCTGTTTCTCGGTTAACTTGTATAGATCCGCAGGAGTTTTGACCAAACCAGACGCCACAAGTTTCTCGATTAGAGTGTCACCAAGCTCAAGAATGTTTAATTCGGAGACCCAGTTCTTAATTCTACCAGAGATTTGAGGCGTGCATTGATCTGGATTGGTACAAATTAGATTTTCACCATCCATTAAAACGCCGCCACTGCATGATGGGCAAAATACTGGGGCGGTTTCGACGCCCGGAGGGGCAACGATTACCTCTTCGATGCGAGGAATTACATCATTTGCCCTTACAACCAACACCTTTGCACCAATTCCAATACCAAGCTCTTCAATGTAGGCCATGTTATACACGCTCGCACGCGTAACGGTAGCGCCAACAAGCACAACTGGATCAACAACTGCTACTGGAGTGAGCCTTCCGCTATTGCCAACCTGCCAAATAATATCTCGAATGATAGATTCACGCGCCTCATTCTCAAACTTGAATGCCTTTGCGCCCTTTGGCCTGAGATCTTTGTCGCCCAATGATAGTTGTTTATCAAGATCATTGATACGGAATACGAGTCCATCGATATCATAATCGAGATTATCTCTAATGCCATGTTGATAGCCAGTCCAATAAATGACTGCGGACTGATCTATTGTAGCATTGATAACGTCACCTAGATTGAGGACCCTATGATTGGGCGTCTTACATCCCATCGAAATGAGAAAATCAAACTGTTCTTTCTCAGTTTTGAAGTCAATATCACCAATTACTTGATAAAGTAGCACAGTTAGGTACTCAGCACCAACGGAATCAAGGCGTTTCGCAACCCCCGAGGCAGCATTTCGAGGATTGGCCTTGTCAGCAAAATACTTCTTATGGTTTGTTTTGGTTAAGATAATCTCTCCACGGAAGGATCCGGTGAAATCAACGCCACTCAGGACTCTGGGAACCCCAGCCATCTTGATTACATTGATGGAGATGTCTTCACCAATGGTGCCATCCCCCCGAGTAATGGCTTGAACGAACTTACTATCCTCGTAGACAAGCTCAATTGAGATGCCGTCAAGCTTCTCAGATACGAATAAAACCTCGCCATCACAGGTATCATTGTACCACTTCTTGAATTCATCAGGAGTATTGACCTTATCAAGCGAACCCATAGGGATAATATGTCGCGCTTTCTTCCAAACGGAAGGGGCAACGGTTGATCCAATGTTTGTAACGGCTGGATTAGTGGGATCCAGCACGCGTAGCTCATCTACATAGGCATCGAATGCCTTGTCCGATAAGGTAGGTTGGTCATTGTAATAGTTATTACGAGCCTTGATGATGATATCGTGTAATTCTTTGATTCTTGATTGAGACATTTGTGTCCGTTTGTTTTGTTCATTTTAATTAGGCAAATACACGCCAGTTAAACTTTATAGTTATTTTCCCTTACCAAGGAACGATTTAATGCATGGGAAAATAACTATAAAGTTTAAC